ACTGTTCCAAATCCTGGGATATTGGTAAACACTGGTTGAATGTAAGCTAAGTCTAAGATGAAAGCAGTATTATCAGGTAAAATATCAGGGTCGACAACCATCATTCCGATTGAACCGAATGGGGTTACGATTGTATCAATATCTATACCTGCAACATTTCTATCTCTAGGAATGATTGCTCCTGCTATATCAACTGTACCTTTAACAAGTTCGTTGTTAAGGTCTAGTAATTGTTTTGGACTAACAGCTAACACAGGTTGATTCATTGGTGCATGGTTATCATACATTCTCTTTAACGCACCTGAAATAGTTGCGAAAGATAGAACTTGTGTTGAACCACTACCATCACCTGCTGTGTCATTGTAGAAACAGTTACCACCTAATGGGTTAACTGCTGCAGAGTTGTCAGCGTTCTTGTTGAGTGAAATCCACACATCAAGACCGTACATTTCTCTAGTTCCATCACCTGGGGTGGTATTAGCACCATCTGAGAAAGAACCATTGAATGCAAACCACTCTACTTCTCTAGCTACTTTTTCCATAGCTTTTTCCATTTGTAATGCAAATTCATCATTTACTGGGTTACCACCAAATAATCCTAGTTTGTCACCTGCTGTCACTGTTCCGTCTCCATCAGAGGCGTTAGCAATATTAGCTGACAAATCAAAAGGATTTTGATTTCCAGTGGATGCTAAAGCTGTATAAGTCATTTGTACACCTTTATGGAAAACCTGAGTTACATATGTGTATGCAGCTCTGTCTCTTCCAAGAAATTCTGTAGGTGCAGCACCTTCTTGTCCTTTAGTTGGTTCGGTAGAAATTTTTGCATTATCTTCTACCTGGACTTGCCAAAATGTAGAATTTAATGTTTTACCACCATTTAAACCACCAACTGCGGAAAGTAAAGGTGTTCTTTGACCACCAACTTTAAACAATTCACCAGTAAAGTTATTAATGTTTTGTGCATAAATCGTATTATTAGTTAACGATATACTTGCCATTTTAATTTCTCCTATAAATTGTCTTTACTTTTACTTATTTTTTTGACAATTTAGAAGATAATTTACTTTTGTGCTTTTTTATCTTCCTCTATAGCAGCAAGTTTGGCAGCGATTGAACTTCGTACGTTACCTGTTTTTTCTATTTCTTTAATCTGTCCTATAACATCTTCGTCATAAATATCTACGACTGAATTTTTCTGAATATTATTTAAGCGTTCCTGACTTTCTTCTGTACTTTGTACAGTGTCTTGTATTCCGTCTTGTTGCCCAAACGTTACTCCAAATTCTTCAGATGCATATGATTGGATTCCTTCTATAGTCAAATCACCTTCGTACATCATGTCAACTGCTTTACCAACTCCTTTTGAGGTATCAAGACCTGCTTTGTTAAAAACATCTATTCTTTCTTTAGCCTCAAACTCAGCTACCTTCTTAGATAAGAGTTCATTTTCTTCCCTCATAGCTTTCCAGTTTTTTTCGCTGTCGTTGCTTTGTGAGTTTTGCTCATCTGCCATATTTAATTGTCCTTACTTCATACGATATTTTTACAAGAGGTGTATGAGTTACCTCTGAGTGTTTCCACTCTTTTTTTTACTCTACTTTTTTTATTTGACAGGTCTTGTTAGTAGGCATCAAGACCGAATACAAAACAGAAGTCATATTATCCTGCAGACTTACAAACGCAGCTTGTAATTATTATAACATAAATTTTGATTGTGCAACTATTGTTCTATAAGACCTGTTACTTGTCCTGCTCTATTTGTAGCTGCACCTAGTATTGCTGCACTTTCAGCACGATTTTGATTAATAACATTTTGTAATTCTCTAAGTTGTTGTGCATCACCAAGTTGTGTAGCCTCTACATACTCTGCAACACCAATATTGTCTCTACCTTGTGATAGTGCTGCTGTCTGTATTCCTGGTAATGACAATGCAGCCTCACCAAATCCTTTTCTAGCACCTTCTTGTGTCAATCCTTGTGCTGTAAGTGATTCTGCAACTTGTGCTGTAATGCTACCAAAACCTGCAGCCTCAGCCTCACCAATAACTTGTGATGCTCTAATCTGACCTTCAAGTATTTTTGTTGCTACATTAGGTGATACAAACATTGCAAATATAGATTCATCAGGTAAATCAATACCAAAGTTATCTAAATATGCTTGTTTTACTTGCGGTATATTATTTACAACACCTTCATATCCTGCATCTAATCTTTGTGAAAACTCTAATGGTGATACGTCACCACCTATAGCTTGTACAATGTCATCATTAAACTCGTTAGGATTTAAATTAAATTTACGTACACTTGCTTTCATGTTATCTACAGCAGCAACATACTCTTGTTCTGTCATACGAAGTGAACCATCATCTCTTTTTATACCAGGATAAATCTCTACCATAATTGGGTCTGCTCTCATTTCTGCAAGTGCTAATCTTTCGTTGCCTGATTCTGCATATTTATTTAAAAATAATCTTACTAATCTATCGTCAAGATAGGGGTATAAACCTTTTGCTTGTTCAAATGTTGATGGTCCTGTTCTTACAGTTTCTTGCACCTGTGATTGTGTAGCGTATTGTCCTAATATGTTATTTAAATTATCTAAATCAAATCCACCACCTTTTGGTTCAGGTGGTGTTGATAATACAAATCCTGCGTTATTTGCAGCTTGTTCTTGTTCAGGATTGTCCACAGAAAAGAAGTCACCATTACTGTTAAATAATATTTTTGGATAACCTGTAACAACTTTATCACCATCAGTATCACCATCAGTATCACCATCAGTATCACCATCAGTATCACCATCAGTATCACCATCAGTATCTATTGGGTCATCAACTCTATCTGTTCCAACTACAAGTCCAGTTGAATTTAAAACATCTGTAAATCTGTCTGCAATTATTTTTGCACCATCAACAGAACTAGATTCTAATATTTTCTTTTGTGCAGCAGCTCTTGTTTTAGGTCCAATAATACCGTCTGCTACAACTCCTAGCTCTCTTTGTAACTGTCTTATCTCTTCTGTTGTTAAATCCATTATCTACCTACCAAACTTTGTCCTGAAAATACACCTGATATATCTTGTTTAAATGCACCAGTCATAGCACCTAACACTGTGTCCTGGTATGTTGGGTCATCCTCAAACTTCTTTCTTAACTCTCCTGCAAACAATGTCATATCACCACCGACTGATTGTGAAATAATATCTATATCTTTTTTATCAGCATTTGACAAAGCAGCTTTACCTAAAACTCTTTGTGCAGTTCTATACAATGGTTGTGACCATAATGAATGTTTACTTCCTTCATAGTTAGGAAACATTTTGTCATGTGCAGCTTGTAATTGATTTTCTATAATCTCTCTGTTTGCAGTAACACCTTCTCCTGCTTGTGCATCAGCACGTAACATAGCAGAATATTGTTCTATAACTCCGTTACTCTCAAATGCAACTGCTGCATCTACACCTAAATATTGTGATACTAGATTTTTAGCATCAGCTCTACCTGATTGTGTAGGATTTATTTTATCAATGTAACCAACATAATCTTGATTCATAGCACTTGAACCACCTGCCATAGACAATCTGTATGGGTCTATCAGATAAGACAATGTGTTTGCTGCCTCAGCAGAATCTATCTTACCTTGTGCAACCTCTGCTGCTAATTGTCTAAGTAAATCATCTAATCCCTCACCTGATATATTTAATGCCGCAGTTTGTAACTTCAAAGCTGTGTAGTTTGCTTTTACTTGTTCTGCAGCTTTTGTAGGATTTGTATAGACAAGTCTTATCCAATCTCTTTCTTTATCAGAGTGGTCTTTGAACCACGTAAGATTTTCTAAATAAGGTGATATATCCTCACCAGTTATAGCACCATATGCAAACAACTGTTGCACCTCATCATCTTTGTACCACTCTTTACCAAAAATTGTTGCTTTCTTTTCTAAATCATTTTCAATATTATCTAATATAAAATCTATGTCTGTTGATGGATTTTCAGGGTCTATCTGTGACAAGTCTGATAGGTTAAACATTGGAAAAAATGCATATCCATACTTATCAGTATATTCCTGTAATGTGTATGGCTGTGCTTGTTCTAACGCACCTTCTTCAAAACTTTGTGGTAAATCAACAGAAACTACTAAAGGTAATACATTTCCGCTTGTTGCTGTGTACAAATACACTGCATAAAACTCATCATTTACTTGAATTAACTCATCAGGAGTTTGCAGGTTACTACCTTGTTTAAATATAGCCATTATCTGTTGTACACCTCATTTGCAAGTTTAAATGTCCTATTTGCAATTACATTTGCCTCAGGTACATTGTTTAAGTACCCTGTAAATACTTTATCATAATCAACATTGTTTTGCATTTGTTCAAGTTTTACGTCTCCAGGTATAGGCGAGTAATAAATATCGTCCATAGTGTCAAAGTTTTCCTCTAAATCATCCTCGAATATCTGACCTTCTGATTGTTGTCTAAGATTATTTAGCGTAAAACTCCATATTTGATTTGACAATAATTCAGCAGGTGACCTATCTCCTGCACGTTCTAAAACCTCTAAAAACTGTGGACCATAATCCTGCCAAAAAGTTTCTTCAACTATTTGTTTTTCCCATTCTTCACCATTTTTAAGTATTTCATTTCTTTGTTGTACAACATTGTATAACTCAGGTACTTGTTGAATAGCTGAAAAAATTAAACTTCCTACTTCGTATAATGCCCATGCTTTAGCTGCAAAAATAGCAGCACTTCCAAGACCTACAGCACCTGCGGCAAAAGCAGCCTGTTGTGCTTTTGCAAATGCTTTTGATATTAATGTTTCTCCAATATCAATAGTTTTCCAAGCTGTTCCTAATGCTTTACCTGTTTTTGTTTTAGCAAAACTTCTACCTAATTGTCTAAGTGTAGGTAAATCAGGATTAGGACTTACAGGAACTCTTGCAGCATTGTGAGGTGGACCATAATAACCAATGTCACCTGTTTCAGTTGTATATCCAAGTGTGTATGGAGAAAACACCTGGTCTAAATTATTTACATCAAAAACTAATCCTGGAACATCTACTCTGTACATAATATTTGATGGATGTGCATCTGCACGAAAAGCATTTGCACTCATTAAAGTAGCAGGTTCACCGAAAGCATCTGTACCAATTTGTATTTTAGAAAAATAATTTTGAAACACACCATTAGATAAATCTTTAGATGGTATTCTAAATGTAACATTTTTTACTCTTATATCAGAAAATTCATCAAATAAAGGTACTATTCTGTTATTTTTTAATTCAAAACTGTCTTGTGGATTTAACAATTGTATTGGTTGTTTATGTATTTTTTGTAATATTGGCATGTTGCCTTCTGTTGAGGAATCAAAAATCTCCATTTCAAAATTAGCAATAGACAATTCATCTGTATATTTTTCTAACACATCAAGTAATTGATTTAGGTCATCTGTGTTTCGTATCATCTCCATAGCCTCAAATTGCACATTTGTGTAAAAAGTTTGTGGTGACCTAGTTGTAAAATTTCTTGGTTCGTTTGATTTATCTAATGTTTGTTGAAAATCACGTACTTCTTGTCTTTGCACACTTTTATCTTCAACAAGATATTTTTTAACATCAAAATTATAATTCATATTACCACCAGTAGTAACACCCATAGTTTCTGCTACACGCCATGTAGGTGTTGCTATGTTTGTTGGTCCAGTTTGATTGTATATAACATTTGTAAATTCATCTAATGAAGATGTAAATGCAATATCTACAGCATCTATAGGTCTACTTGAAAAAGCTCCATCAATAACAAAATTATCCTCACTAGGAATTACATGATATACGGTGTAGTTTGTAAAGATTTGATTTATACTTGGTTCATAAAATGCTACTCCTAACTCTATTGCATGTGTTTGTGCAGATACTCTACCTACATACTCAACATCCAATGCAATTAATTCTTTTTGATTATTTAAATACATTGTATCTCTCATGTTTGTTGTAAGTCTATGTCTAAACTCATCTGATATAAATGGTCTGTTATTAGTTAACATTATATCTAAACCTTGACCAGTGTAAGTAAAGTTATCAAGTATTTTGTTTAATTGTGTTGCTTGTCCTGCTACAGAACTGTTTAACATATCAAAAGTATTGTTACGTGTTACAAATGCACCAACGGTTTCATCACTGTAATCTATATCAGAATCAAAACCTGCAGTTAGACTATATGGCATATCCATTTCAGAAAATCTATCAAACTGTTCTATTAAATTAGCAGTAGAAACTTGATTATCTGCAGGTGTAGTCGGTGTATCTGTTACTGGTTGTGTTCCTGCAGTAAAATAAAATTCATTTATTTGTTCTGTAGATAAATCCTCTCTAAGTGGTAAATTTATAGGTTCACTTCCAACATCTTCAAATCCTGTTTCTTGTAATTCTTTTATGAATCTATAAGGAAACTCATCTATATTTGTGCCTGTAAATGTTTTTTCTTTAAATTCAAACAAATCTTTTTCCTCTGCACTAAGAGTTTCAGGATTAATACCTGTATATTCTTGTAAATAATCAGAACTTAAAAGTGTTCTTATAATATGTTGTTTACCTAAATTTCTTTCTGCATACTCATTTATAGCTGTAATAATTTCTTCGTTTACTAAATATTTAGTTGGATTATCTCTTGAATATCCAACAGCACCATCAAGACCTATATCAGCACCAAATATAGCTTGTGTTATATTTCTTATGTTTATATTTTCAGGATTATTATAAAAATTAATTAATATCCTATGTCTTTCTGAACGCAACATATTAGGATAATTTTTATTTTTTATACCTGTTGGAGGATTTGATATTTCAGGTCGACCATAAATGTTAGATATAGTTCCATCTCTATCTATATTAAAATCTTTAAAAGTATTTAATTTTACTAATGAATCTTTTACTGTAGGTCTTGTAGGGTCAGGGTATCTAATCATACTTGTAGTTGAACTTATTTGTTCAGCACCAGTTTGAAATATAAAACCACCATTTTGGTAAAAATCACCAACTTGTGCGTTATCAGGTGAATTTGATAATGTTATATTACTTAAATCTGCTGTTCTTAAAAAACCACGAAACCATTTTTCTACATTCCTTAACATTGATTTTGCTTTAAATAATTCAAAATCTCCACCTTTTTTAATTACATAATTATTTAATTGTTTGTCATAAGAATAATAAGGGTCAGGAAAAAAACCTTGAACATTACTAGGTGTAGTATCTAAAATATTATGTACAATACTAAGTCTTTGTCCATTTCTAACATATCCTTCAAAATTAGATTCAAAACCTCCTGTTACATAATCATAAAGTAAAGATACAGGTATTTTTTCTCCGTCTATATTTGCAAATATAGCTAATGTGTAACCTGGATTTTGTTGTAATTTACGCATACCGTCTAATGGATTTTGTTGTATTTTAGAAAAATATTTAGGTACTCCACCTTTATATATTCTTTTTGTTCTCCCTTTTTTTCCTCCTCCTACTATCTCAGAGGATAGTTCTGCACTACGTAATATTGCATTTGAAACAGGGTTGCGTAAGATATTTTGTAAATGTATTTTTAAATTTTCTGCATCTCTTGCATTTTTAGCAAACAATGGTCCACCTGGATATAATGGTTTCAATTCAATATCATTAATAACACCTCCACCTATATTTTTTAATTCTTCTTTATACTTTTTTAAAAATTTTTGTTTTTGCACATTTATGTCATCAGGCAAATATACATATTCAACTAATGGATTAGCCATGATATAACTACGAGGAATTGAATTTCTATTTATTTGTTTTACTGCACCTCTATCACCAACAGTATCTTCTTTTAATAATGTTGATAAAGAACTTTGGTCACCTCTAAAAGTTATTGCAAAACCGTTATCTACTAATTCATTTATAAAATCTTTTAGTTTTCTTATTTCAGTTTCAGAAAAATCACCTTCAAATACCTCTTCTAAACTAATTCTAATATTTTTATAAATACCTGTTTGGTCTATATGTGTATCAGATATTTTGTCATAATTATCAAATACAAAAAAATTTTCTAATCTACCAACTATCTCATCAAATGTAGCCATTATAGAAATACAGTCATACTCATAAACAAAGTCAAATCATCATCATAATCAGGTTGTTTTCTTTCTTCGTCAATATCAACACCAAGTTTATCCCAAAGTATTACACCATCTTTTACATATTGTTTTAGTTGTGGGTTATTATCTAAATACTCTTGTAAGCCATCCACTATCTACCACCTAGAAAATCCCTAGCATTATTTGTTAACTCAGGTTTTTCACCTGGTTTTACATTACCTTTTTTTATTCTCAATATTTTTTCTAAGTTATTTAAAAACGTAGGTGCAGCTTTTTGTTGTGCTACTCCTTCACCAAGGTTTTGTCCTGGTCTTTTTGGAAATCTTGTATTATTAAATTCTTCTAAAAACTGTCCTCTGTTTACTGGAAATCCTGTTCCAGGACTTCTAATAGTAGTGTCAGGTGTAGTCATAGCATCTTCTACAGGAATAAAATTATGTGTAGTGTTAAACAAATATCTATACACAGAACTTAATTGATTTAATGGGTCTGATTCTTTACCGTTTATAAACTGTTGATAAAAAAAAGTTTTGTTACCTCTTACTCTTGCATTTGCTTGATTGCCATTTATTATCTCACCAGTTCTTACATCATAAAAAACATCATCTTTTTTATATACATTATCTTTTATATTATCTACAACGTTTTGTCCATCACCTTGCATACCAACACCTTTTATGGTTGTATTGTATGCTATGTATTTATGTATGTTATCTGCATATAATTTAACAACTTGTGCGTCTGATAAATCAGCTATGTTTACATCTTCCAATAATTTTTTATGTTGATTGTTAATATTACTACCTGATAACAAACCAACACTTCTACCTTGTTTAAATGCATAATCTTCTTGATTATTAAATACACGACCTTGTTGTGCTTGTTTCAAAAAACCTCTCATGCTTTTTGTAGATAATTTATCATTTACTACAGTTGGTGGTTGTGTTTGTGTTTGACCATCAGCTCTTGGCTCATCAGGTATTGGTGTTGCATTACCTTCTGCATCAAAAGTTCTTGTTGGTATTTCTATAAGACCTGCATCATAATTTTTTGCAGCCTCTACAAATGGACCTGTTCCTGATTGTATACCAAAGGTATCATCCATAGCTGTACTCCAGTTGTCTATACCTTTTCTCTCACCTACGTCATAGTTTGCAATAATTACTGCTGCTATTGCATTTAGTCCAGGGTCATCCAAAGCCTCGTCTAAATTATCAAAACTATCAAAAATATCATATTCTCTTAAAACACTGCTCCAGTTTGTTTCTCCACGTATCTGCCATGGACCTCTTGATGTTCCTGCATCACCTGGTGTATTCTTTGCCATACCATCAGTTGTATTATTACCTGTTCTATGTTCTGCTAAGGCAATACCTATAAGTTTTTGTAAATCCTCTTCGTTGTTTGGATTTAAAAATTTATCTCCAGTCTTATACTCAAACTCTTGACCATCTAAATATTGTTTTGCATATTGTAAAAATTGATAAAGTTGTTGTGCGTTATACATTAAAAGTTCTCCTCAAACACCATAAAGTTTTTCTTAAATGCTGCAGCTTGTGCAGTTCTAGCAATTATTTCTTTTGCTGCATCTATTCTTCCTGCCTCTCGCTCCTCTACAATTTTTCCAAGTTCAAATTCTACGTCTATAGAAGGTAGTAAAGGTTGTCCTAATTTTTTTCTTGCCTCTTCAGGTGTTGGTAATGATACACCAAAACCACCATATGTGTATGGTCCAATACTTGTTGTGTTATCATATGATGTACCAAGCTGAATAATATCTGTAAAATTAGGTTTATTATTTTCTATTTCAAATTCTCTTGCTGCAGCTTGTGATTGTAAATTTGCAAATACAGCACCATATGTTGCGTAGTCTGCAGAAGTAGGATTTATTCCTTTTGATATAAATACTTCATCAACAGCAGCTTTTATTTCTGCCTCATTTGGAGGTACAACTTCTCCTGTATATCCTTGTCTTTCAAACTCATCTAAAAGATTTACTTTGTCTGAAACACCTTTTTGAAATTCTATAAATGGTTTAAGTTGTCCATACAATGTACCTGCATTTTTGTCTATATAATTTAAGTTAGGAAAATTTGCAGAAAATTCATTTGCCCTTGTCATTAATGCTGCAACAAAATCTACCTCTGCACCTCGTGCTGTCGTATCTACAAATCCAGGTATAAAATCAAAAGATGTTAAATCCAAACCTGCACCTGCTAAATCTTGTTGTATTTCAAATATTTTTTCTTGACTTAGACCTTCAAATAATGCAGATGCAGCACCTATTCTAAATACAGGTTTTAGTGGTTCACCATTATATTTTTTTGTTTCTCCAGTGGTTACATCAACATACTCATCTAACTGATTAATTGCTGTATTAGGTCCAACATAATAATCATTAGACCTAAAAAAGAACTCACCTGTTTCTCGGTCTTGAGCAGGTTCAGTCGGTGTTATAATACCTGGTACTTTTGGTTCATCAGGATTAAAAGCCTTAAATGTTGTTGATGATGTGTTCCATTCAACAATATTGTCATAAATAGTTTGTGCAATAGAAACATCAGCTAATGAACTATAAGTTACATTTTGTTGACTTGGTCCTGGTAATCCAAATGTAGATTCTGTAGATTGTCCTTCTTGTATTAAATAACCTTCTAATGCATTAAAATATGCCTCTAAACTAGATGGATTTAATAAAGCCTCTCTATAAGGTACAAGGTTGTCACCGAAAGCAAAACCTATTGTTCCTGTTCCTGGTAACGCTAATAATTCATTTAATGGATAATCTTTTGCTGATACTTCACCATCTTCTTTTTCTAAACGAATAGGTATAAATATTCTTTTGTTTAATTCAGATATAAAAAATGCAAAATCATCAGGATATTGTAAATTATTATCTAAAGAATTTAAATACTCCTCTATTAGATTTTGTGATTTTTTTGTTGTCACTTCAAATACCTTCTATTATCTAATTCTTTCCAAAAACTTCCTAAGTATATACTAATCCATTCTGTATCTTCATTTTGCAATGCAAGTTCTCTTGCATATGCGTCAAGCTCAGTCCTAATGTCAGCTATCTCAGGGCTTGTACCACTTAGTGTAGCAGCAGTTTTACCTGGTATTCCACCTTTCTTAATCCTTACACCTCTAAATGTACCACCATTTAGCACTACATCTATAGCTCTGTCATACTCTTCTATAAATTTTTCTAGTATCGGATATTCAGGTGTTGCAGCTAAAAGTGGTTCATTTTTCCAATCTCTTAGTTCTAATATAATTTGATACTTGTCTGCTTGTTCTACTGCATCACCAAGACGACCATAGGATATAACACCATACTCTAATTCTTTTTCAGCTCTGATAGCAGAGTATCTTTCTTTTCTTGCTGCTGATGTCAATGTTTTATCATTGTTCAACTCTTCTTTTATATTTTCTAACTCAAATTGTAAAAGAGATTGTTTTGTTGCTCTTTCATATGCAGTAGGGTCTAATACCTCACCACCTGCCATAAATGCAGGTAAAGAAAACTCATCATCTACTTTGTCAGGAAACAAATATATTGCTGTATATGGTTTTCTTTCTAGTAACTCTTTGTTTTCTGTTTTTTGCCAAAACGCATAAGATTCTTTTTTAACAGGGAATCTACCTTTTTTGACTGTAGATGATTGTCGTAGTGGAATTGGATTCAATCCAAAGCGTTGTATAAATTGTTGTGATGTTACATAGTAATCATACTGATTAGCCTCTAACATTTGTTGATACTTTTGACCTAATACTTGCATAGTCCACCATGCACCATTCTTATCTTTTATTTCATATCTAGGTTGTATAGATGTAGGAAATGCTGCAGATGCTGTGCCTCTAATTAACCAATGTATTGCTGCTGCTCTTTCAGCCTCTTGCATTGCAAGTTTTACACTTTGTTCATCATCAGGTGTCCATTTACCTGCGTAATAATATAATGTAAACAAATCCATAACAGTCTTGGAGTATGACGCATTTATTTCTTCTGTTGCCTCTTGTGTAAATGGAATAGCTTTAAAATATCCTTTTGCCCATGCAGGTAACTCATTAATCAAGTTTGGTTGCGAACCTGGTTGCTCAAAATTACCAAGTATAAAATCAGTTAATAATTTTGGTGCTGTAGCTATTTTTGTTAAAACTTTAAACGGAAATGTAACAATAGGACCAAAACCTGGTGAAAAACCATTTGCAGATATTAAGTTAAGTCCTTCTAAAAATCCATAAGGTCTTACACGTACACCTTCATCTTCTAAATCAGAACCTAACAATCCTGATTGTAATGGTTTAAAACCAAACGCACCAGGTAAAGCTGTAAGTCCAAATGACGCTACATGCATAACATCTACGTAATTAAATAACAATTCGCCTGTTACAGGGTCTGTTGTAAAGAATGCATTATCAATATCCCAAGGTTTTGCCTCTTTACCTCTATCTACAGCTATTCTTGTTCTGTTAAACTTCTGTGGATTTTCTGCAAGTAATTTACCCCAAGTCTTTATAACCTCTTGCCATATCTCAGGAAATGGCACATAAGATGCCATTACATCAGATAAGACATGTCTGTTAGAACTTGCATACAATAAATTTCTTACTTCTTCCATAGCTTTATATTTCAACAAAGTTTCTGCTTGTTCAAGACTTGTAATAGTATTTTCTTCGGATGGTAACTTAGATTTTCTAACTAAATTTTTGTATAAATCACTACCATCAACCCATGTTTTTGCACCAACAACAAATTCTTCTTTTACTTCTTGTGTCATGTAGGGCATAATATCTTCAGCTAGTGTGTAAAAAGACCATCTAAAAAATGGGTCACGATTTAAAAAGTCTGATGGTCTTGTTAAAAATGTATTGTAACCTTTTTGTAAAACATCATCCCATTTTTTTACAGCAGTATCTATAGTTGCACCTGCACGTGTTAATGATGGGTTATTGTTAAAAGCAATGTTTCTTGGACCTAAATCTAAATCAACTAAATCTTCTTTAAATACTTCTTGTAATTTTACATAAAACTTAGATATATATTTTTCACCGCTTGAATTTATAGCGTATTTTTGTGATAACTCTACATAATCCTCACCATTTACATATCCACCATTAGCTATAAAATTACGTATTGTTTGACCACCACTACCAAATATATCAGATTCGTAATCAGGATATTCTAATCCAACAATCTCTCTTGCATCTTGCTCTGATACTTCTCTACCACCTCTTAATATTTTTTTATTAGCACCTGACAATCTAGCAATTTCATACTCTGTTGCTTTCATATAAGAAAGTAATTGCTCATCATTATTTAAAACAGCACGAACATCAGGGTCATCACTTCTCTTTATAAGTTCTTGTATATATTTTTTACCTTGTGGATTATTTTTAAAATAATCAAATGCTTTATCAGCACCATCTCTAGCTACAGTAACAAACAGTGGGTCTTTTGCTTTATTAAGTATCTCGTGAAAAAATCCTCTGTAATAATCAGGATTTATTGTTGTACTACCTGGTTCGTATTTATTTACCATAATGTAAAAATCTGCTGCAGCATTTCTTGCACGACCTTGTGGTCTTAATGCTTTTGCTAATGTAGAGTTAGCCATTGTTTCTACATAGTATCTATCTGTGTTAAAAAATGAACCTGATGGTGCAGCATTTGCATAGCCACCTTTTTTCTGTACAATTTTTCTAGCTACTTCAAAATTTTGTTCAAAAACATATTCCATAATTTCTTTGTTTACAACAGATTCAAAATTTGTATTATCTATACGTGCATCAGGTTGTGGATAAACTCTTATCTCATAAACATCTTCTAATTCTTTTGCAACATTTTTTATAGGATGTCCTGGTGGTAATTCAGCCCACAAATCTTTTCTTATATAAATTTTTGGTGTATGTGCTTTTATGGCTATAGACAATGCATTTTTAAGTCCTCTATCAAAATTTGCACCTGTATTTAACGTCATACTTACATTCATAATTAAATTACTACCTGCTTTTTGTATTGTTATATTGTGATTTTTTTTAGTTAATTGTTTTTGTATTTCAGGATTAGTTGTATAACTTTGTATAGCCTGTCTCATCTCATCATTGTTTGTTACGTCAAACACTTGTCTATACAATTTATTTGGTATAACGCTTATGTTTCCTGGTACAACATTTGTTAAATTTACAAAAGGTAAAACACCTGGTATGTCTGATAATTCAATATTATTTGTTAATGTTTGTGCAGCACGTAAATTATAAGGTTGTGTACCTAAAGTTTTAAGTTGTCCAACAATTTCATCATAAGCAAAAGTTGTAGCATCTTTACCATCAATAGCATTTTGTAAAAACGAATCACCAACTTGTCCTGACATGTTTGTATTAAGACGTAATGTTTTTATTATTTGTTGTATTTCATCATATTTTAAGTTTGCAATATCTTTTTGCATAAACTCTGTTCCCAACAACTCTGCTACTTCATCTATCTCATCACTAAGTATTCTTGTAGCAAATAACTGTTCTCCTAGTCCACCAGTCAATTCAACAATAGTAGGGTCATTTTTTGTCAATAATTTTTGTGGTTTTGATTTCATAGATGCAAGTAACAACGGATGTGTAAATACATTTGGTCCACCATAAAAAGCAATACGTAATGATTCCTCTCCTGGCACTCTAGTAGCTAATGCAGGTCTAATCATCCATAATGGTTTTAATATTCTTTGCATAAGATAATCGTCATACAAAGATATTAAAAAGTTTGGTGGTGCTAATGTCTTTTTATTTTTTTGATAATTTTGTTTTAAGGTTGTTTTAGGAACTTTTAATTGTTCTAATATTTTTTCTGTTGTTCCACGATTAGGGTCATTCCAAGTTTTAGATATGTACTTGTTTAACTTACTGTCGCTTGGTCCTACTAATCTTCTAAAATCAGAAAAAGCAGTGCCTAACTCTTTGTAATCAACTAACGGAACAAAGTTTTCTGTAAACTGTCCTAATGAAAAAGCAGTAGGCACTGCAATCCTTGATGAACTTATTATTTCGTCATCCACTACTTGTTGTGTTATATCATCAAATTTTGTACCAGGAAATGCTAATGGTTTGCCATCACTGTCATACATGTATTTTCTTTTTTCTGCTATTTCATTATTTACAAAAGTAAATACTTCATCTATAAGTTTTTCTTCACCTACTAAATCAGGATTTTCTTTTATTATTTCTTTACCTAAACGTTTGTTAAGTTTCATAACAATAGTTTCTATATCACGTTGTGTTGTTGCATCTAACAACTGTTGGGTAAAATCATCTCTAACTTTTGCAGATTGTTTTGCTGTAACAAGTATTGCGTCTATGTTTTCTATTGTCTCATTTAAATAACTTATTGATGCAAACCTACTAGGTGCTAAATCAAACAATCTTGTAACTTTTTGTGGTAATGCATTTTTTAACGTGCCACCAATACCAATCAAACCTCTGAATGGGTCATCTTTACTAGATAACAAACCACCTATAGCTTTTCTAAGTGGTGCAATATCAGTAGATGCACCTGCAAACTTTTTAGCTATTTGATTAGATAACTCTGCTACAACAGATTGTCTCATAGGTAATTTTGTAATAGGAGTTTCTATTGCAGCTCTAGCCAAATCATCACCTATAACAGCTCCTGTATAAGGTGCAGTTGTTATCGCAGACAAGTCACCATTTTTAAGAAGTGTTGTAAGAACTTCTTTCATAGCGTCTTTGTTTTTTATTTTTGTAAATAAATCTAATACACGCACATCAACTTTTCTTAATGTAGGTATATCACGTAATCTAGCAATAGAATCATTTTGTACCATAGCATCAACAAACTTATCACCCCATTTAGAGTTCATAACTTGCTCTGCTGTTTTACCAAATGTTAATCTTCTAGCCTCTTTACCTTGTTTGGTTGGTTTAAAAGTATTTAATGCTCGTGTCAAAAATGCTGCATCATCTGTATATTGTGCGACTTCTGTAGCAGATACAACTTTTCTACCTGCAGTTTTTATTGCTGCACCATAACCAAGTAACAAGTTTATTGGGTCTGCACCTAATCTAAATGCACCATCAATTATTGTTGATGCTAAAGCATATTGTATATCGCCTTCTTGTGAAAATTGTGCAGCTACAACACGACCAGGAGATATAGGTATTTTTTCACCTGATTTAGTAACATAATTAAACTGATACTCGTCTCTCTCAAACTCTTCTGTAATAGGTCTACCATATGTCTCAGCAGCAATATTGTATGCCTCTGTAGGACTTTTACCTAACTTTATCTGTTTTACATATACGTCTGTATCTTCTAACGCAATAGAGTTAGGTAAAAAACCAACACCTAAGTTAAGTGGTTTACCTGCTTGTATTTCTCCCAATGCTCTTTTAAATTCTGTTTCTCCATACGCATCTTTCGCCTCATTGTATTTTTGATTGAACTCACTACCTAATGTTGTTTTTCTAATTTGTTCTGTTAGTTCATCACCAGGAACTAAACCTGACAAAGTATTACCAATAACAGCTTTTGTAAGTGATGTATCTGTTGCTTGTGCTGCTACTACAGATGCTTTAAAGTTTTTAGATATATTTTGGAATGCAGAATCCATAGCTAAAAATCCAAGTTGTGTTCCTCGTTTAAGTGGATTTACATTTGTTTTTATATTTATTCTTTGTTTTTTTTCCATAGCTTTTTCTTGCTTTTGTGCAAGTTCTAAAAGCATAGAATCATCAGATTGCACACCTGACAAAGCTGTATAAACAACAAGTCTTTTGTCTAAAGTAGGATATGTTTTAGATATGTCCACCATATTCTGTGCAAGTTCAGGTGTAATAGACCTTTCAAACTGTGCTATCTCGTCTTTGTTTTGTGTTGTTTTTTCTGCTAATCCATCTACAAACGTTGATGGTAAATAAAATGTAGGTCTGTAATCCATGTCACCCTATATCGTTGTCTGCCTCTAGCAGCTCATCAAATATTGGGTCGTTAAATACTCTTTTTGCAGCAATCAAAAAATTGTTTACTGTATCTGTAGCAAAAGGTTTAGCACCATTATCTCCTGCACCAAATGGTATTCCTGATGTAACAGGCTCACTTGGTTTGTTTGTAGGTGCAGATAAGTTTATTGGTGCTGAAGGTATAGCAGGTTGCCTTGGTTGTCTTGGCAATGGCTCATCAGCTATGGGTGATATTGCACCTGCTTGATTATCTAATGCTGTAGTCTGTCCTGTTGGGTCGCCCTCTTTTCTTGGAGGTGCAACAATGTCTGCAAATGCACCTGCTTGTGTTAAATCAGTTGCCTCTTGTAACGCTTTATTTTTTCTACCTCTGTTAAATTTTCCATTAGCCATATAAATCTTTTCCTAAGTCAGGGTTATATTCAAAAGAAAATGCAAAGTTTATAAATATTTCAGGATGTGGTGTAGGTATTGTAATGTATTGTGTCATTAAAACTTTTTCAGTTTCTATACCAGTAAAGACATCATCATTCCAATCTTCACAATTTATAATGTCGAAAAATTTAGTTAATATTTCTTGTTCATCCATCAGGCTGTCCTTGTTGTCCTAAAGCACCTAACACCTGTTCTATACCAGGTAATCCACCACCAGGTCCTCCAGGTATCTGTGGACCTCCTTGACCTAACATAGCTAACTCTTCTTGTGATGGTTCATCACCTTCAGGTGTAAAATATTTATCTAATATTGCAGACATTTTTTGTGGATTTTTTCTAATCTCTATTGCAGCCATAGTAGCTTTAGGGTCACCTTGTGCTGCTTGTGCCATAAGACTTTCAAACAATACTGTTTCTGCTCTCTCTGCACTAATACGTTGTTGTATCTTTGTAATATTATCTAAGCCATCCATGTTTTCTTGTAATGTCTGTGTATCAATAATTCCTTGTTGTTTGAGTTGTAAACCTGTAATAATTTTTTGTGGCTCATCAAATCCTGCCATAACACCATACACTCTTCTTGTTGTATAAAATTCTTTGATGTCTGATGATGGTACATAAGTTTCTTTGTAAGCTGTTCCTTTGTGATAACCTGCTATAGGTTTTCTTACACCAGGAAACATTGCCTCATCATATTCAAGTCTTTTTGCATCTAACTCTTGTAGTGCATCAGATAATATTGTTTGATATTCTCTTACATGCAATGATGCAGATTGACCAAGTTCTTCTAATCCTCTACCAGTAACAAATGCATTTGGAGATTGTCCATCATCTGATACAGGATAAGCTGCACCTAGTCGTAAGTGTCGTTCTAATCTATCTACTTGTTGGAATAACTGATATGGTAAATTGTTTACAGGTTTTGATACTGATGAACCAGGGGCAAGGTAGTTAACAGCAAACCTACCTTTTCTGTATTTCCCTGATTCAATCTCACCAACAATGTTTGTTTCAGTAAATACTGCATCTTCCATAGCAATAGTTCCTAAGATGTTTATTTTTGCCATGTTTGCCATAAGACCTGTAATATGTTGAAATTGACTTTGTAATTGGTCAAAGCTATATCTTTTTGCTATTACAAAACAAGGTCCTGATTTAAGTGGGTTTTCCATAAAATCAATAATTTTTCTGTTTTCAGGTAAAAATACATACGTTCCTTCTGCATCTTTATATTCAACAACAATCTTTCCGTCACCATTAGAACCTGCCCAGTTGTTAAATCTATCACCATAGTCCATCATTACGCCATATGGTGATGGCTCTTCTTCATCAGGTTTTTCGTATATAAATTTTTTAGCATCAGGATATTGTTCTGCAAGTATCTTGTGCGGAACTCTAGTAATTATTGCTAATTCTTTTGGTTGTTGGTCGTTACCAAAGTAACCAGGGTAACAAGTAAAAGGGTCACGTATCTCTGCATACGGATATGGGTTACCATCTTTGTCTCTTTTGTGTGATATTGTCCAAACAACAAAACCATAACCAGGTAACCATCTACCTACTTGTGGTAACTGCATACCAAGTTTTTGATATTTGTCGTATGCCATAACAATACGTTCAAGTTTTTCAGATTTTTTCTTTGCACGTTCAGAATCTTTTTCGTTTATGATGTCAACTTTTAAATCAGGACTTCTGCCTAATTTTTGTGCAAATCTTTCTAATGCAGTTAAAAATAAATTAGGTGCAGGTAATTCGTGGTATTCGACATTTATTGTATTACCTAGTAATGCTCTTACAGCAGATTCTCCACCATTCATAATGTCTCTTATACGTGACCTGTCCATTATTGAATCTTTATTTAAAAGTCTCAAATAATCTATTCTGTCGTATAATGTATCGCTATCTAATGGCATTTATCTCCAACTATCTAAGTCCATGTTACTAGGTTCGTACCCTTCAAAGCTAGGACTATAATCGTACCCTAGTTCAGCAAAACGTTCTTTCTGCATACGTCTTATTGCTCTCATAGGAAACCAACTAGCCATAACTATATCAGTTTTTGTACCTATTGTTTTACTTTTAGTCTTTGCAGAACTAAAATAAACCAACTGACTTGTATATAAGTTTACCTTTTCTTGTGCCTCAAATCCAAGATATGGCAAAGAAATTTTATTATCAGCAAACATTGGTCTCATAGCTGTTACACCGAACAAAGGGTCAAATTTATTGTTATGTGTCTCATGTCCTTCTAAAAATATTCCATGTGTTGCTGCAAACTCTCTAATGCTTACATCTTGTCGTATTGCTTTTTGGAAACCGTTTTCTTCTATTACCCAATGTGATAAATTATATTTCATCCACCATTCTTTGATAATGCTTAGTGCCTGTGGTATACCACCACCCAAACTGTTATTCATATCTACCATATGTAGTTTGTTGTTTTCTGTATCAAAAGCCCAAAGAAAAGCTGCTTGATAACCAGTAGAGGCAGGGTCAAGTCCTGCTACTAATCTAGTACCTGGAGGTACTTGCCCTATGTCTCTACTTTGATTTCTACACTGTTCTATTTCTACTCTGTCAAACAATGCAAGTCCTTCAGGCATTGCAACGTTTAGATAAACCATTTCGTATATAGCTCTACCACCTGTAGTTTCTGCTGCACGTCTCCTGTCCATCAACCATTTGTAAGTTCTTTTAGAACCCCATAACATACAATCCATATGTTCTACATCTTCAGGTAATGTACAAGCTGTATCGTGTGCCTCTTCTATCGTTGTAGTCCAACTATCGTTTTCTGATAGATGTGAATATAAATCGTCATAGTGTTGTCTTGAACCTATAACTACCATTGCCGTGTGTTCCTCTTTACGACTTGATAATGTTGTAGTCCACCAGTTTCTAGTGTTTTCTCTACTTGATGGTTGCATTGTAGAACTGTGGTCCTCAATGTCATCTGCAATTATGATGTCGCAGTCTCTTGATAAAATCTTGCCACCACGTCCAAGACCTACCATAGTAGGACTTTTTATTCCTGTAACAGTCCTTGTGCCAACTGTAAAACCATTTTGTGACCAGGACTTACCTGTACGTGATGTAGGTTTAAATTTTTCTCCTGGTCCACATATCTCTTCTATAAGTAACTCGTTGCTTTCTAGTTGGTCTAATACAGAACCAACAGCATTTTTTGCTATCTCTTCGTTACCACCTACCCATAAAATACGTATGTTAGGATTTTTACAAATAAGCCATACAGCAAAATGTATCAACAAATCTGTTTTGCCATGACGAGGTGGTGACAATATCATATGTTGTCCACCTGTATCAATAGCGTTCATAATCTCTTCAATCCATTTTTCGTGAAACTCAGGTGTCTCGTATGCATCACCTGTCTCTGTCATAAAATATCTATCTCTAAAATTTTTAAAATCTTGTAAACTTTTTTCTGCAACTTGTGGTAGTGACCATTTTTCTTTTTGTTTTTCTATTTTTAAATCTTCTACATATGCAGAAAATGCCATAGATACTGCACCTACTGTCGTTTCTAAAATAGATGCAACATTTTTTATTGTATTTTTTTCTTCTAGTATTTCTTTTGCTAGTCCTGATTCGACTATGTCGTTATAAACTTTACCTCTACGAGACTGTACATTTGTTTTTTGACTAGGTATGTTTAGTTCATCATCTTCTTGTGTCCATTCGACACCTGCTTTTCTTGCACGTTTCTTTTGCATATTGATTCTGTTATAACATCTATCACTACAATATTTTGACCTACCTTTTGGTAAAGGTCTGTGACATCCACCTGCATAACATAATTTATTTTTTTGCATAATTTTTACATTTTTTATTTTGACATATCATGTCATCACTTGGCAATAAAGGTTCTCCGCACCTTGGGCAATCAATTATCAAGTGCGTTTCTTTTTTCGACCTGCCTCCACTCTTGATTTCTGTACAGCTTTTAAATTTATTTTTTTGCCTTCTCTATACGCTTTTGCTGTACGTTTTATTTCTGCGGCTTTTTTCTTAGCTGCTGACGGTGACAAACCTTCTACATACTTAGCAGGTACACCATACCTATAAGGTTGTTTACGTTTACTCATTTTTTTATTTTTTTAATCTTGCCGTTTTTTGTTCTAGCAAACTTATGTGTTTTAGTTTCACGTATCAAAGTGCCGTAGTATCTTTTACCACCCCACATCCAACTTACTTGTCTAGCCATTGTTACATCTTTTTCTTTGTTTTTTTGACACCACGTTTAATGTCATTGTCCTGCGAGTGTCCGCCTTTCATAAAAGAGTTTACTCTTCCCATAGCCCAAGCAGCCATAGATACATTACGAGAACCTGAAGATACATACGCACCTTGTCCTCGTCTATATACCTGTGCTAATTGTCCGTAGGTGTATTTACTCTTTTGTGCTTTTGCTCGTAATGACTTTTTTGCACTTTCAGGTATTGCCATTATTTTCCTACTTTCTTTTGTGCATTGACATGTGCTTTAGAAAAGCTGTTACCTCTACGCATAGAGTTGTACATGTATTGCATATGTTTTTTTGTATGATGCTTTGAATGTTTTTTCATAGCATTTTGTTGACTCTTGGTCAACTTACTTACATCTACGCCTTTTACTTTCATGTCTCACCACATCTTACAGGACCAATACCTGGCAGTCGTTTTATCTTTAGCTGTATCACATCTATGTCTTGCTCTAAATGATTTACGTGCAGCAGGATTGTCCTTTCTTATTTTCATGTTTGGGTCTCCAAACATAACTTTTTTTATCTTACCATTGTCGTTTACATAAACTTTAAACTTTTTTCTACCATGTCCAGGTTCGCCTTTGCTTATCCTAGATGGTTTGTTTAAGGTTACTGTTTTACCTTGGTAAGTTGCCATTTATCTTTTTTTCTTCCTCTTTGCATCAGCCCTTAATTTTTTAAAATCAGCACCAGTAATTTTATCTCTCGGTGGAGCTACTGCTGCTAGTTTTTTTTGCTTTGCGGAATATTTAGAATATGGCATTAGTACATTCTTCCCATTTTCTTTTTCTTTTTCTTTTTCTTTCCTGGCATCTTGCCTCCTTTATATAAATATATCATAGCATGTGAAAAAAATTTTTTTTTATACGACTAACCCTCACTTGCGTGAGGGCTTATCGTTACGATATTAGTCGTCAATCAGAAAGGAGTATGCAATGAATAAAGAATTATTTTTGCAAACTGTCTTTTAAGTATAACATAAACTTGTAATTGTAAAGAACTTATGGTAGATTGATTTCACAATCAGAGAGTTCTTCCTGCTTTTAGAAAAGGATTCTTGATAAAACATCAACAAAGTGGACTAGCAGGACCATGTTAACTAGGGTCACAGCCTATTACTTCATAATATAAAATAAGTCATAAACAGATTTGTTATCGGTTGGGAGGGATGACACAGGGTAAGATGTACTTCCAATGTTTACTTTACTTGACTAAAACAGACATAAAAGGTACACCACTATATATAGTACCACTACATTTAGTACCACAGTTAACAGCATATTTTTAGAGTGTATACACATTACAAAGCCGCCGCCCACATTTAACCCCCCTATGCGTAAGTGCGACAAACATTGTGCGTTTGTGCATGTAGATATGTTACGTTTTGTTACACATACTATATGTTGTGTATATGTTATGTAGTACATACTAGATATAGTGTACCCCTTTTGTTTAGATACAGGGATATGTTAGTTAACTAAGATGTTGGAGATAATCCTGGAGAAAATAGAGAAGGAGATGCAAGTAACGGAGAAACCTGCATCAACCTTCCTGATTATTATTGTTTAGCTTTAGCTAATTCAAGTACACGTGTTGGAATCACAACGTGTTGGTTACACCAATCACAAGCATGACCGAATGTAACTGGTTGGGCATTGTGCCTATCATCAATCTCACGAATGCGTGAGCCACAGATATTACACATTATGACCTGTCTTTTTTTCTTCTTCTTTTAAACATTTTCACCTGCCTTTATTTCATAATAATGAGAGAGTATTCTTGCAACCTCATCACGTGTAAAATTGATTTGGTTACTAGACCTTGATAAAAGATTATCAACCTTAATATCAAACTCCTCTTTTGTAATAAGTGCTTTACGCATTTTTAACAATGTAACTATCACTCAAAGCACAAGGTCTGCATAAGTAAGCGTAGTAATCACCTGTATAAAAACTTGTATCACTATCACCACAAAATACGCAATCTTGTTCCATAATTATTCCTTTCTAATTTAAGGATAGTACAAATAAAAAACTATGTAAACATTTGTTGTTAAAATCTATCTATGTATATAATGTAATTGTTACTGGTTAGTAAGAGCAACGTTTCAGCCCTGTTCTGTTGTAACTGAAAGCCAGTAACAAATAAGAAAGAGCCAGGTTAGTAACTTTCTTTCATGTAGTGATACGTACGCATACCAAACTACTACCGACCTGGTTCTTTTTTATTTACCTAGTTAAATTAGAAAGTATGTTAATATAGGATGTCAAATAGAAAGGACAGTATGAGCAAGAA